ATGGTACTAGCACAACACTTAATATAAGGATATAACATGGAAATCATACTTTATTCTAAAGATAACTGTGCCTTTTGTGATAAGGCCAAGAACCTACTAAAAATGAAAGCAATTGAGTTTATTGAGTATAAACTTGATAAGGACTTTAACCGAGACACCCTTTTGGAACTATTCCCACAGGCACGAACATTTCCTGTAATAACACTTGACAAAGAGTTCATCGGCGGTTATAATGAGTTGTATGATTTGCTACTAACTCACTAAGGAACAGACATGAATATACTTCCTTTTCCTACTGTAACACCAGATATGCGTGTAGGTTATACGGCAGTTACCAAGAATAGAGATACCCGCAGGACTCGTCGAGAATTCCTTGAAAAGGCTAAAGCAACTTTACCTAAAAAGGACTATGAGGATCTATTGATGGCAATTATGGATCCGGAATACTATATGAATGGTGACCATCTTATCCGTAGGGCCGTTGATGATTATTATGACCATGTTGAAAGTAGGAGTTAAGTGATGATTGATAAATATGCTCTAAAGGAACAACTACAGAATGGAGTCGTTACCGTTGTTTTTGAGAAGACTGACGGAACGGAACGAACAATGCGTTGCACTCTTTCCGATCTTTATGTTCCACAGGTAGAACCACAGATGTTGTCCGAATATGACGGACAAGTTCCTAAAAACACAAGGCAGATTAATGATAGTGTCCAACCTGTATGGGACATTGATGCTGGCGGATGGCGTTCGTTCCGTTTGGATTCGGTCAAGCAAGTTCTAAGTGAAGGATAAAACAAATGTCAGCAGATAATGGTATTTACGTTCTACTAACTGAGTCCGAAAGAGGCCCAGAATACCGTGTTTCCCGAGCCAATGCCATTGATAACATCTATGGTGAATGGAATTCTGAAACAGGAAAATATGAAGGAAATGTTGAAGCAATCCTTGACACCTTTGCGCAAGTGCCTGTTTTCTATACAATAAACGAGGCTCTTGACTTTGCGGAGGAATTAGAGCATAATAGTGATCCTACTGAAGACGGTGTTTGTGTAATTTCCGACTTCAAATCATTTGGTAATATCTTTGTCTGAGGAGAAGAAAGTGAAAACTCGTCCTAAGTTTGCGGATGAAAAGTATCTTGGTTCAGAACCAACTGTTACGGAGAAATCCACACAGGCCGAGTTGGCTGTTGCATATAACTGGTTTAACTACTTTTACACAAGTGATCATGCCAAAGACTTCACCATATCTTATCTAAAGAGTATTAACTATGACAAAGACACCATTACCAGACTACATCAGATTAAGTCCATTCCATGTTCCGTGGGATGGAACTGTCGGCTCCTCCACACCGGGTCATCCCTACCTGACGGAATCTGGGAATCTATTGAGCAGCGAATTATGGACCTGGTCAGCGAGGTGTTGGTCGATCCGGAAACTGAAGAAAGTGGAGAAAAGAACCAAGTTCCCGTCATATCAATTCAAGACCGCATTAACTCGAAAGCATCGGACCTTATTGCGGAACTTGAAGAGGAACTAGATGTTTTCTACAAAGAAGGAGTGATCCAGTTTGACGTTAAGAAGTGGGCCCTTGAGAAGGCAATCAAACCGCCAGTGGCGAAGAGGATTACAGACCACTTCCGCCCGCAATACGAAGAAATCACCGAAGCACTCAAAGGTGAAGATCCAGACCTTGTGGAAGCATATAAAGGATGGCGTAAGCCGGTTCTTAAAATTATGGCCCTTTTCATCAAAAAGATCATAGATCACCTTGATGAAGCGGCAGCAGCACAGGTCTCTATTCGTAAACCACGTAAGAAGAAAGAGAAACCCGCTCATGTATTGGTTTCTAAGTTAAAGTATAAAGTTGAAGACAAGGACCTAAATATCAAGAGTGTCCAATCCAAGGATATTATTCATGCGCAACAACTTTGGGTCTACAATACTAAGTATCGTAATCTTTCTGTGTATAATGCCTTGGGTCCTAGCGGCCTTTCTGTCAGAGGGACTACGATCATCGGATATGATCAAGATACTAGTATCACCAAAAAACTCCGAAAACCAGAACAAGTAATCCCTCAAGTGTTAAACGAGGGTAAAGTTGGTTTGCGTAAGATTATGAGTGTCATCAAAACTACCGAAACCAAGGCCAATGGCCGATGTAATGAAGAAACAATACTACTGAGGATTATAAAATGAGCAAAGGTATTCCAACAGGTGGATTAGCATATAAAACTATGATCAAGGTTGAAGACCATGACATGATACAAAAGTTGGCCTATCTTTATTGGTATGAGCATGTATGTAAAGATGGTTGGAGTAAAGACCAACATGAAGGTTTATACGAGAGAACCAAGAGTGAGGTAATGGAATATGGTCTCAACTATTCTAAAAACAACGGAAATTGATCTGATTTGGTTCATGATCTACTTTGGTATGTTCGTTGGTGTCATTTCTATGCTTTTGGTACTGTATGGAACCTACTTAGATGTAAAGAATAAGGACAAAAAATAATTATGGATTTTGAAATTATAGACAATCTAATAAATGAAACCTACCAAGATGCATTAGATTGTATTTTAAAATCTCCTAATTTTCCATGGTACTATAACGATAATACTAATTCACTCCTAAATTTAGGTAAAGGTTTTACATTAACCGATATGGTAAAGGATGTTCCTCAATTTGTGCATGTATTTAATGCTCAAGGTAAAGTCCAATCGGACCATTTTAAATTGGTCGAACCAATAATTTATAATCTAGAAAAATATACTGGTAAAAATTATATTGATAGAATACATAGAGTGAAGGCCAATCTAATGTGGCAGAATCCCAATTTTTGTGATAATTCTCATAATATACCACATGTTGATACATATATGACTGGTTCAGATGTTGAAACATTACTTTATTATGTAAATGATACAGATGGAGACACGTTTATTTTTAATAAAAAAATTGATTCAAATGAAGTAAAAGTTTTTGATAATGAATTAAAAATACAAAAAAGAATTAGTCCAAAAAAAGGCAGATTAATTTTATTTGACTCCACATACTTACATACAGGTTCACCTCCTAGAAAACACAAAACTAGATTAGTTTTAAATTTTGTTTTTTTTAAAGAAAAAACCAAAAAATAAGGATAAGTAAATGACCGATAAAGTTATCGAGTTCCCAAAACACAAAGTTGTTCGTGATGTACCAGGAGAAGTTTTAGAAGAAAGAGCAAGACGCGCTGATATGAAAATGGCGGATGCCATCGTAAGTGACCTCACCGCAATTATTGTTACCGAACTTGATAATTTTTATGTAAGTGTTGAGGAAGAGTCCTTTGCAAAGGATCTTGTCCTTGTTGTGGATGCTCTCCGTGCCACTGTGTATCGCCAGTTTGGTTTCGAGCATCACCTACATCCTTTTATAGAAGATAACATAACCATCATTTCCAAAGCAGATGCTAAAGCAATGGAAGACATGAATGAGGAACAGATCCAAAAAATGATCGAGGATTTGTTGGCATCAAAAGAAAAACTTGACAAAGAAGAGGAAGAATGATATGGTAGATACAGTAGATCCAAATACCCTTAAAGGTAAGGATCGTCCACTATACGTAAAGAAGGTATTAATGGACCTTGGTTGGAAAGATTTCCAAGCTGCTGCTATGGTCGGTCAGTTTATGCAGGAATCCTATACAGACCTTCGTTGTAATGTATGGGGCGACCATCATACAGCATTTGGTATTGCCCAATGGCGAGGGCAACGCCTTGCTGATTTGGAACACTTTGCCAATAATCTGGACAAACCAATTGGTGACCTCGATACACAGGCCCGTTTCGTAAACTGGGAACTATTGATGGGTTCTGAAATACCAGTTGGTAAGGCACTAAAAGCAACAACCAATATTGATGATGCCCTAAAGGTTGCTATTGGTTATGAACGTCCACACGGTTACACAAAAGATCATCCAGAAAACGGCAGCGGTTTTGCCAACAGATGTGCGTATGCTAAATCTCTAATGTAAGGAAAGAAAATGTCTTATATCATGGTGGATCTTAATCAGGTCCTCATTTCCAATCTGATGCAACACCTGAAACAAATTAGTAAGTCACATGAGATGAATGAGGACCTTATTCGTCATATGTCTATCAATACAATAAGGTCAAATGTAAGACAGTTCAAATCAAAGTATCCTAATGTAATCCTTTGTTGCGACTCCAAAAAGTATTGGCGCCGTGATTACTTTCCATTCTATAAGTCCCAGCGTAAACACGACCGTGAGGCCAGTGGTTTAGACTGGCACCTTATCTTTGATACACTCAACAAAATCCGTGATGAGTTTAAAGAGAGTTTCCCTTACAAGGTGTTGGATGTAGAAGGTGCCGAGGCGGATGATATCATTGCCGTCCTTACTGCAAGATTGTCGTCGAGCGCCAACATTCTCATTTTGTCGTCGGACAAAGACTTTGGGCAACTCCAAAAATATCCTAATGTAACCCAGTATTCTCCTATTCTAAAGCGGTTCATTAAGATTGATAACCCTACCACATTCATCCGCGAACACATTCTTAAAGGTGACCGTGGTGATGGCATTCCTAACTTTCTATCACCAGATAATACCTTTGCGGCTGGTGAACGTCAAAAGGTTATAAATAGTAAACGTCTTCAAGAATGGATTAGTCAGGATGCTGAAACTTTCTGCACTACGGATATTATGCTACGTGGTTATAAACGTAATCAAACTTTGGTTGATTTTGACTATATACCAGGAGACATTCAGGCAAGCATCGTTTCCGCGTTTGAAAATACCAAAGTGGCGACGAAAGAGAAAATGTTGAACTACTTTATAGATAAGGGCCTCAAAGTAATGATTGAGTCCATCAACGATTTTTGAGGATTATAATGAGTAAGAAAAATGTATATGAAGTCTTTGATGACTTCCGCAAGGCTAAGACTAAGAAAGACCGTATCGCGGTTCTAAAAGAGAATGAAACCTCTGCCTTGGTAAATGTCCTAAGAGGAACATTTCATCCAGGTGCTAAATTCGTAATCAAAGAAGCACCTATCTGGAAGAAAGAAGTAAATCTACCACCTGGTATGGCTTATAGCAATATGTCACAGGCATTGGATAAAATCTATCTCTTCATGGAAAACCATCCACGCACACCTCCCGCACTCACGGAAAAAAGAAAGAAAGAACTTTTACTACAGGTATTAGAAAGTCTAGAGCCTAAAGAGGCAGATGTGTATATGGGTATCATTCTAAAAGACCAGAAGGTACCACATTTAACTGAGGCACTTGTCAATGAAGCGTTCCCAGGATTACTACCACAATCGTAAACTCCTTAGGGAACTGGATGATAGTGTCAAGTTTCACCCCAAGAAGGAAGACTTGCAAGAATGGTTTGTAATACTCAATCAACAACTATTCGGAAACAAACTACAATCTGTAACAAGACTCCGAGTTAGAAAGTTAAAAGACATTTATGGATTCTATGGTTATTATAAGAAAAGACATAAAAGACATGGTAGAACACAAATCACCGTGACAACATCCTTCCCCAACAAAAAAACTTTTGTGGAGATTTTGGCCCATGAAATGATACACCATTTCCAAAATTCACATAATGAACCAGTGGCACACGGTCCATCGTTTGTATGCTGGAGTGATAATTTCAAAGTAAAAGGTATAAAACTTTATAAGGTAACATGACATGAAGCAACTAAAAAATACTTTCAAAGATCCTTATGTTGAACTACAAGAAGAAGACCGCAAGTATGGCGGCCGCAAACTGGAACGTCCAGAGTCCGAAATGCGTCGTGATCGTCGTCCACTAAAGAACCTAAAGAAGGCGTGGATGGAACACACCGAGGACTTTGACGAAGTGGACGATTTTTACGAACACTAATTGTAAACAATTGTCAACAAAATAGAGCTTGACATTCCTTTTCCCAGGTGTATAATAGTAAATACTGAAACCTTGGGAAAAGGAATAAATCATGAGAACCGCTCTGTTTACAGATAATCTTCCTAAACCTACTAAATTTAAAATTCCTGATGAATTCCTTGCACCTCCTGATGATGATGCTATTTGGGAATCCAGTCCATTCTATCACTTGCGAAATAGACATTCCGTAAGTAAAGGATCCATTTTTGAAAAGATTGTCAGGTATTATCTTCAAACGGAAGATAAAATGAAAATTATACCTGGTCCTAAAAATGGTGAATATGATTTTATTGCAAATGATGAAAAGTATGAATTAAAAGGTGCTTTTCTAAACACCAGTGATAATAGTTATTGGTTTAATCAGATCCGTGATGAGTATGATTATAAATGGCTTGTTTTAGCAGGTTTTGATCCTGATGGCCGCGTAACCCTTTATAGGTTTACCAGAGAACAAGAAAAGACTTTAAAAATCTTTGGTCTTTCTCATGGTCAGAAAGATAAGAAAACCGGCCAAAAAGGTTTTTCTGGAGATAAAGAAAAATTACAGCAACATTACTGGAAAAGTTTCTTGCATGGTTAAAAACAAAATGACTCCTCTTTTTCCATGGGCCGGTGGTAAACGTAGGATGATTAAGAATTACCTACCTTTACTACCTGATCCTTCCGATTACAATACCTATGTGGAACCATTCTTTGGTGCTGGTGCTATGTTCTGTCATTTGAAGAACCAAAAACCAAACCTTAAATGTCACATTAATGACATTAACACTGGTATTGTAAACATCTATCTAGCAATCCAGAATGATGTAGAAAACTTTATTGAGGTGGTTGACCGCCTTGATAAAGCATATATTCCATTGGATGATAAAGGTCGTAAAACATTCTATTCGGATGTTAGACATGAACATGCCTGGCATTATGAAAAATGGACTAAGACGGAAGAGGCAGCAAACCTATTCTTCCTTATTAGAACCAGTTTTTGTGGTATGCAGTTGAAAAGTAAAAAGTTCAACGATAGGTTTTCCACGGCCATTGGTTCAACAAAACAGTTAACCAAAAGCATCTATGAACCTGAAAACATTAGAGCATGGCATCAGGCATTTAAAACCACCACTATCACAAATCTAGATTGGAAGGAAGTTGTTAAGGATATTCCAAAACAGAATACCTTTTTCTTCTTTGATCCACCTTATCGTGAGAGTGTGATTTCCTATCCCGCTTTTGGTGATCCTTTTACAGATGATGATCAGGACGAACTGTTACAGTTTTGCGTAGATATCAATGATAATAAAGGTAAAGTCTTTTTCTGTAATAGAGAACTAAATGATAATTTCTGGGAAGGTAAAACAGGTAGTCTTAAAACCACTAAAATTGGTGGTGGTTCTTATACAGGTGGTAGATGGAAGATGAAAGAAAAACATCTTAGAACCGAGGCACCGGATGTTTTATTCTACTCTGATCCTGAGAATGTAAACACTCTACCAATTTAATAGACTTTATAGAGGTATGTAAACGGCCAAGGTCAGGGTGCGACATCCTGTCGCATCGTTTACAATCATGTTTACATTGACAATTCCTTTCCTTTATGCTATTCTTAGACATAATCAGAAAGGATTGTAAACATGCTTCTATATATTCGACGCAAAATTACCGTAGCATTTGCTAGAGCTACATTAGAGCTGCCCTGGCCTTTTTGTAAATATGCTTTATTATTACAATGTAAACTAGGGTTTACATACGATAATCTCCCCGAAGAATAACAATGACTTACGGGTGCGACGTTCTGTCGCACCCATTTTATGCCAGTTTACATTGACTTTGCCGTTCCTTAGTGCTATTATACGTCCATGATGAAAACACAAAAACGGAAATCACGGTCTGATCGTAAACACCTTGTTTACAGTCTGTCTGTAAACGGACAGGAATACATTGGTGTGACCTTTGTCGAACGGTCGGCTGTTAAGAAATCCCTAACCAGAAGGTGGCAGAAACATGTCCGACGGGCCCTTACAGAAAACAAAAACTGGAAGCTCTGT